TACTCCTGTTTCAGAAGTATCAACCGCTAACAAGTCTAAATTTCTTGCTCCGGTTGGGTCTACAAGATAAACCTTATCTGTTGCACCTGTAATTGTTAAGTCAGTATCTCCAGTTAAGGTAGCTAAACTTGCTTCAGAAGTGTACTGTAATGTACCTGCTGTCATTTAATTATCCTCCTGATGCTTGGCCCTAAAATGCAATTTAACGCCAGCTTCGGATTTGAACCTTCTCCTGCATCCTTTTACGGTACATTTGAAGGGATTTGCTTTTGTCGTTTCTCTTGTGTTGCGTTTCTTCAACGCATCGTCTAGTTGTTCAAGCCCCACCTCCAGATTGCTCTTACCGGATGCACCTGTGGAATCGGCTTCTAACGTCTCAACCTCAGGGGGAGCCATGAGCCAATCTTTTACCACTGCGGTAACGAGTCCGTGGGTAACGCCCGGGTACTTGAAAGGTTCCCACACCCCTTTTCGTTCACGATAAAATATCGCTTGGTCAGGGGTACAGTATTCAGGCAAGGGCAATGAGTCCAGCCCATGTTTTTCCAAATATGCAGCAACTTCTTTCGGACGGGTTCTAAGAACCTCTTTCCTCCAGTAATTCTGTATTTCGGCAGGGGGTGAAGTTTTAATCATTGATTCCATTACCTGCGTCCTCTCTTTCCTCGTTTGCGTTTTTTTCCACTAGGTTTAGAAACGGTTTCAACTGCGCCGCCTACGTCGCTCTCAATCCTAGAAGGTGGGGTCCTATCATACAATTTCCTTGCCGGGTCCCGTGACACCACAAGGTTTCCATCTCTTATTACAGAGGTGGTATAAGCCTTAGCCAGATATCCTTCTACGGCATGACTCGGAACAGCTATCTTTAAACCATCACGCTGATTATAAAGAGCTACCTTCTCCGCACCAGGCGGAGTATCAAGGTTTAGCTCGGCCATGGGACCGCCCAGGAACTGTTTTATCTTTCCCTGTTTTTTAGCTGCCCATTGCGAGGTATCCTGAGTAACCATAGAAAATCCTTAAGACTAAGACGGAAGTGCGTCAGCCATAGAGTATATTACTACACCCCATACTCCCACGACTTCACTCTCTCCCCATATAGCACTTGTAACCAGTTCAGTACCTCGGAGGGACGCATCGCGTTCTTCCTCGGCATTGATTTCTGATTCCATAGCTAGGGCAAGAGCTTCTTTAACGAAAACAGCACCCTTTGCGTCGTTGCTACTGTCCCCGGAAACGTCTCCAGAGATGTTCCCATCTTCAAAGATAGGTACGCCGAATATCGGGTCGTTTCCTCGCCAGTATTGTTTTAAGACATCCGCAGATGGCCCTTCTGGTACGAATCCAGTTGCCGCAGTAGCAGCAGCCGATGTCGATGTCAGCCCAGCCATTTCCGTAGTAAGCCTACGAATCTGTTCCGGGTGCAAAACCGCATTTGGCCTGCTTGGAGCGGGTCCGTAAGCGGCATTATTGTCTGTACGCAGGTACGAAACAGCACCTGCAATATGGAACATTGAGGTTGCAGCGCCTGCGCCACCACCTGATGTTACGTCAAAGTTCTGAATAAGCGTAATTAAATCGCTATCCAACAGCCGTCCCATTGCACGGCCTTGCATACTGCCTATCGCAGACAATACGCTTTCGTTATTTTCATGGGCTAATTTATCGCTGATAAATGAAAGTATGCCATGTTCCGATGCCGTTAATTGAACAACTGTAGTTGTTAATTGTTGTGGCACGGCTAGGTCAACACCCTCAGTTAATGCGGCAGCAGTTAATCTGCCCCAGATAGGCACGTTAACCTGATAACTTCCTGATGGTATCGGATAATCCGACACAAGTCCCTTTAACGGGGCAGCAGGTTCTATCTGGTCTATTGCCTCAGCGATAATAGTTTTTGACATGCTCTGTAAACTACCAGAGGTAGAGAGCGATAGTCCTGTTGCCATTATCTAATTCCTAATTTATATTTGCCGAACCGCCGTTATCTAACTGTTTCTTTATATTTCTATACTGGATGGAATTAATATTCCCATCGGCAAACAGCGCAGCGGCTTCGGATAATGTATTAACCGATTTGGCTGTTTTCTGTGGCGCGCCTTGGGTTGTCTGAGGAGGTACTGTTGTTGATTGAGTTGACGGTGCGGGCGGTGCAGTTGCTGGTTTGGCGGGTGCGGATATGCCTTTGAGGTTGCCCTCAAGCACGTCCAATGATTCTTTAAGGGACATTCCCTCACGGAACCCTACCCAGAGATTCGGGTCGCTCACGGTTACCCCCGTAACTCCGTATCTCGACATCAAAGCCTTAGATTCTGAAAGTAGCATCTCTATTCGAGGTTCCACCTTCTGTTGCTGTGGCTCCGGTGCTGCCTGAACCTGTTCCTGCTGTATGGCACGCTGTTTCCAATACTCAGTTTGGTCTTCAGGTTCGAGGTTGGCCACGCGGGCTTCCTCGTCTACCTTAAGACGGTCTTCATACTGCGTCAGCCTAGAATCAACAGATGAATGTATCTTCTCTTCTAACTCTTTGGTTTTGCGTCCAAACGTATCTGCGAAACCTCCCTGCCAACTGCCTAGCTGTTCCCGTAGGACATCTTTGACTGTGTCTTCTATGCTGGGAGTGGGTTGCTCAACCTTCGGCTCCTCAAGAGGGGCTTCAGTTACCGCTTCTGCCGGGGCAGGGGCAGTATTCTGAGGTTGTTCAGTTACGTTTTCTTCAGCCATATTTCACCCGTAGGAGAATGTTTTATATATTTATTCCGTAGAATATTTTCATAAATAATACACTACTCACCTGGAAACGTCACCCCCCGGAAGGGGAATGTCCAGCCTGTCGTAATGATAATCCCTAATAAAAACACCAAAATCAAGGTTGTCAGGATGCTTCAATACACTGGTAAAACCCCACCTGTAGAGCCATGCGTCGAGCATCGGGTCTATCCTCCTGCGTTCCTCACGTACCTTTCGTATATCGCTTCTTAGCCCCCTAATGACAGGTCCCTTTACTTCGTCTGCCTCAATTAACTGTTGGGAGGTCTTGGTTGCCTGCTGCCATTCGTTGTAATACTCAAGGGCCATGTCCCGGTCTTTCCTGATATTAATAACTGCCATTGGAATGTCGTCCCAGTAATACCTGTACGTTCTCAGTCCCTTATAGTAAGAATCCACCTTGTCGTCATATTCCGGCGACTTCATAGGCATGGACGTGGCATCGAGCCTTGACTGGACGTATGACCTGAGCTGTTCGCCGCTTGGCCAGCTATTCCAGAATACACGGTCATCAATGTCCTTTTGCAGGTAATTAACCTCGTTGGTCGTATCATCAACATACTGCGACACATCTCCGGGACCGTCCATATAAAGGCGGAATACAAGGTCTTCCGGCGCTTCGGCTTCTGAGGGCATAACCGAACCAAAATATTCAAGCACGGATGCGTATTTCGGATTTCCGTTGAGGGCATCGCTTAAATTTCTCTTTTTGGTTAATGCCGGACTCAGGTGGTTTTTCCTGAATAAAACGCTGTCAAAATCTTCAAGGTGTTCTAGTTGCCATTTGCCTAGCGCATCATTAATCTCCTCCACGTATCCTTCCTGCACCTTTTTCAACTCCCTGAAATATTCGTTCCTGAGTTCCCTCTGGCTTCTCGGTTCTCCCCGCCTTTCGGATTTTTCAATGATATGCACTTCCAAAGCGTCCAGTTCACGTACTTCGCTGTCTGATTTCTTTGACGTTATCTTCCGCTGCTCCACCTTGGTCAGTTCGCTCCATTCTTTATTCTTATACTTATACGCAAGGCTGTCTCTCATTTCGTTCTGAATATCGTAATTGCTCGTAGGAAACTGTCTTAATCCCATGAATGACAAGCCTGCGGCGGCAGCCCTTCCTTTTACCCCTGACATTCCGCCTCGGTATCTCGGCTCAAATACCATTGCCTCAAGGGCAAACGGTAGCATGTTCTGGGAGGTTTCAGCCAGCCTCTGAGGGAGGCTTTCAAATTCAGTCCCCAGGTAGTCGCTTCCAAATATAAGCTGGTCGCTTATCGTAGAACCAAGAGGAGCGAGCCTCCCCCTGAAGAATTTTACTATGGGGTTGCTGCGGACACTTTCCTTGTATCCGATAGAGCCGTCATTGCCCCTGTAAACGGCACGGGGGTCTTCAAGTATTTCCCCGAACAGTCTTGCTGCGGAAAGCCAGAAGCCTCCAAATCCTACCCTGTTTCCCTCTACGACGTTTGACAGGAACTTATGTGAAGACGGGTCGAGATTCGGTTCCTGTCCCAATTGCCTGGAAAGGTTGTAGTGGGTCATAAGACCTCCGAAGAGCATCCTCCTGAAAAGGGTTTCAGATACTTCTCCCGTTACGTTGTCTGAAAAAGCATGGGCTATTAAGGACATTGAGGCGCGCGTGTACCTGGGTGAATAAAATAATACTGCTCGCTCGAGTCTCTGTTGGGACATAGGTACCCCTGCAAGCCGACTGTCAAAACCTCCCGCTGCCGCTCTTACGAATGTTCCCAGTTCTTCTTCCCACGGCTTCATAAGCCCGACAGCCTGCGTTATTTCCGCTTCCGTCGCCCCTGCCGCCTTCATGTCGTTCCTTATACGTGCTGCCCTGTCCCTTACGGCGTTTTGGTATACGGGAGCGAATGTTTCCCATGTGTCTATCCTTACAAGGTCGTTGGAAAGCTCAAATCTCTGCTGGAACGTGGCGGTTACGTTTTTTGCCCATCTGGCGGCTCCTCCCCTAAACCTACCCTTCCCCTGTAAAAAGAAAAGCGGACCTCCCTCACGGGTTGATTCAAATATGTCAGTACCCAACTTGGAAAGTGAAACGTGACCTTTTCTCATTCCGTCCAGGGTTCCCTTTTCCCACGCCCCTCTTAATATATCGTGATGCCTTTCCAGTACTTTCGCTGAGCGTGTCTGGCCCGGTTTTAGAACGCTTGTCATTACAGTTTTTACGTTCTTTCCCCATTTTTCAGGAGTAAGCAAAAGCTGTGGCATACCCTGTATTACCCACCATCCAAGGTCGATACCCGCCTGCGTGGTCCGGGCTATACCCGTATAACGGGCAACCGTATCCACAAACGAGTCAAATCCGCCTACGTCAAGGTCAAGTATCTTCCTGAACTGGGCAACCCTTTTCGGGTCCCATATCGGATGTTTCAGTCCTTCGGAATCTAACGGCTGCCTTTTTCCGGCAAAGGGAAGTTTTACGGCAATAAGTTCCCCTGTTTCCGGGTCAGTAAAACGGTCTTTTTGCTTCTTTGCCCCCTGTCTACTTGCTGCTACGAGCGTTTTCTCCCTGAACGGTGCCGCTTTCATCTGGGGCATCCTGTTTATGAAATTAAGAATTCTGGCATCAGCCGCCCCGTTATACGCATGTCCAAGGTACGTGGTCATTAGTTCCAGTAGGTTATTTACATCATACCTGCCTCCCCCGTCAATGAATTCGAGGAGTTCATCCCTTGTGTGATTACGCCTTGCTTCAAAGAGCGTACCCCTTGTAATCCTAAGTTTCCCCCCGGGGGCCGCTACGCTCTTCCCCAGCGCCTCTCTGGCGGCACTTACGAACTGCGGGAAATAAGCCACAGCTCCTGATTCGCCTCCTGCTTTCGTGATATCGCTCACGTCCATTCCTGATGCTTTCATCACTTTATACGTATGCCCCGCCAGCCTTTGCCACATGGTAACGAAGTTCACAAGGTCCCTAGTTTGCCGCATGGCAGACCAGGCTTCAGCTCCGCCAAATTGACCAGTCCCCTCAAAGACTTCCCCCGCTCCCTTTTTGGTTACAGATTTAGTAGCTTTATATATATTGTCGGTAAGCCATTTTTCATCCTTGGCGAAGAATTCAACGACGGGCATTTTGTAGAGAGGGTCAGGTCCCGTAGTGCGCCCAAACTGGACTCCCCCTTTAATTCCCATTATTAACTGCCCTGTCCCACCCGGGTATAGCGGAGTTCCATCGGCCTTCTTAAGGAGAGGGTCATCCAGATTGAACAGGTTCTTCACGTTCCCCATCTCAAATTCCATTTCCCTTGTACCGCCCCTCGTAGCCACCCTTTTAAATGCCTCTTCAAGCCCCGTCCTGATTGTTTCCACGGAGTTCTGTGCCGCAATACGCATTTTCCAACCAGCGACAGCCGCCTGTGATACCGGAGAAGCAACCCTTCCGAATGATGACTGCCCTCCAACCCTGTTAAGAATGTAAGATAAACCCGACAGTGGACGTTGAAATCCCTTTGGCTTCCCTTCCGGGTCGGCAAGGTTTATAAGTTTCTGCAAAAGAGTCTGGGGCTTTGTTGTTTTTATCGTGACATTCTGCCCTGCAATCATCACCTGAGCGCCACCTTGCTCTATAAGCCCCGGCATATTAGGAAGGTCCAACAGCATTAATTTGTCACGCTCAAGGGTAGCCCTCTTATACCATTCGTCAAGGTCGTCGCCATTCCATTTTGAACCGTCTTTTTTAGTAAGGTACCCGCGCTTGCCGTGGAACTCTGCAATTGTGTCCATAGAATCAAAATCAATCAGCTCTTCCTGTCCTTTTATGCTCTTTTTGTAGGGTGCGCTTTTAAATTTTGAAATATCCCAAAACAATTCTTCTTCATGGTCGTTGATACGCTCCAACCGGAACAATTTCTTGGTGGGGTCCCTCATAACTCCTTTGCGGGTTTCGCTCGCTGCGATTTCCTTGGTGGAATTTAATACCCCCATCTTTCTAAGCAAGAACCTTTCCGGCGCTACCATAGATACGGCTTCTCTCTTGACTCCCCCTGCAAACCCCCTGCCTGCGCCCCTTGCAGCTCCTGCAGCTCCTCCTCTTAACGCACCTCCCACTAATCCTTTGGTAGCTCCAAACGCACCTCTGGCTGTAGCGGTTACGGGAAGTAATGCCCCTCTCAACGGAAGCCCTACGCCCGGTATGACTGCGGCTATGTTCAGTGGGTCGGCGACAGCACGGGTAACTCCCCTCCAGCTCACTTCGCTTGGAAGCAGTTTTACCCTCTTGCCCCAAAGGTCAACCCCAACATCGTCAAAAGGCGTTTTAAATTTCGAGCCTTCTGCTTCTTGGTCTGCCATTCTTAATGCTTTTAATATCCCTATGCCACTTTCCCCTGACGCATTTGTGGAATTTCTTATTTCCCTGAATTCCTTTTCTATTTCCTGTTCACCCGGCAAAAGGGTTGTTCCCGCCAGTCTCAGCATCCCGCTGCCAGTTTCTGAAAATGCCTGTATTCCCTCAAGTGCCTGTTGCCACCATTTCTTATCCCTGGACTCTCTTGTTCCCTCCATTTCCAACTTCCTCCGAGCTTGTTCTCCAATCTGCTGCCTCTCTGTTTCAGGTATGTCCAGCCTTTCAACGAGGGTCAGAGGTACCGTAGGTTCTATTCTCTCTGCAATCTCCCGTGTTTTCTGAATCTCGAACATTCTTGCCATGTCCGCATATGACAATCCTGAATGTGGCCTGAATCCCGCATATGGGGAACGGCTTCTTCTTCTTGATTGATATCTTTGACTTAGTGCCATTTACGCAAGCGTTCCTATTCTTCCAGCCTGTGCAATGTCAGCGGCTGTAATAGCCCTGCGTTCTGCGGCGGCTGTCTCAGGGGAAAGTCCCTGAAGTGCCTTTTGTGTTTCATATTGTGACTGTGCAAAAGGAGTAAGCGACGCATATTGCCCTGCCTGCAAAGCCGAACCCGGAGTTAACTGGGTCGGAAACGGAGTCGTCCGAAAGGGGGACGGGTAATTTGCCGGAGAAAAGGTAGCTGGTATTGCAGGTGGCGTGGTTTCCGTTGTTCCCGTAGGAGTTGCCATTCCCAATGGCTGTCCCGCTCCGAATACATTCGGGCCGTAAACTGTGGTTAAAGCAGCTATGGATGTTGGGTCTGCGGCAAAACGGGCTGCCTCCATCCTTCTTTGCTGTTCCAGTTGTGCGGCTTGTTGCTGTTGGGCAAGGGCGAGTTGCTGTGCAAATTCCTGGGATTGCTGTATTGCCTGTGATTCACTTAAGGTCTGCGCTCTTTGTGATATGGCGAGCTGTTCGTTAAATCTTCGTTGTTGTTCAGCCACATCTGCTACCTGTTGTTCTTGCGCAAAAAGCCTAGCCGCCTCTGCTTCATCTTGCCTTCTTACGTCTAACCCAACAGCGCCCACTCCTCCAAATTGTGCTGCCTGCTGAAGGTTGAACTGTCTTATTTGTTCGGCCATGCCCTGCGTTGCTTGTGATTGAGCAAAGGCTCTGGCAGCCTCTGCTTCCTCTTGTTGCCTAAACGCAAGACCTTCCCCTCCTGTCATAGTGGTAGGAAATCCCGCAAACTGGGCAGCCATCTGCTGTTCTTCAAGTTGCCTTGCTAATCGCTGCTCTCCAAGTTGCTGTAACGCAAGCCCTGGTTCTTCGCCTCCCATTGTCGTGGGAAGCCCCCCGAACTGTGCCGCTGTTTGTTGCTCAGCCAGTGTCTGGGCGCGCCCTTCAAGGCCACCCTCTGCCCCTCCAAACCGGGCTTGAAATTCTGCGCTTTCGATGCCTTCCGGCCCGAAAAGTACGTTTGCTTGCTGTTGCGCCCTTGCGTTTTCCGCCTCCCTTAACTGCTGAAGCTGTGAAAATTCTTGCTTAAGCCGTTCTTCCTGCATATTAAATTCCGTAGCGGAACGCTCCCACGACTGCCCCCATTCAAGCTGCCTCTGTGTAAGGTCCCTGTCGAATTGCTCCCCTGCTTCTTTCGCCTCCGCTTCCGCAAGGTTTAGTTGTGCCTGTAGCTGTTCAAAATCCCTTATCTGCTCCTGCTCCAGAAAGAAAGCCTCTCTTTCCCTGAGACTCATGTTCTTAATAGCTTCCTGTTGTTCGAGGGTAAGTCCTTCTGCAAAAGCCATGCCAGACAGTTCATCCGGCGTTAGGTCCAATTCCGCCTGCGTTTGCACCCTTTCGGCTTCCTGTGCGAGTATGTCGTTTAACATCGCCCTCTGGCTAAGGGTCAGCTTATTAGCGTCTATCTCCTTCCAGTTAATACCCCTCTCATCCCTGTTCATCCTCAGCTCCTCTTTCAACCTCTCAGCTTCGATTTGCGTCGGGGCAAGTTCAATCATAGCCAGCTCTAAGGGGGTAAGCCCCCTCATGCTCTCCATACGTTTTCCCTGCCCTACCAAACCAGGAAATATAGCCCCGAATAACCGCTCCTGCTCATTCGTCTGCTCAAGGGTAAGCTCCCCTGGTGTGGCCTGAATGTCCAGAATGTTCAATATCTGGTCCATCGCCATGCCCATGCCTCCGGTAGGTCCTATCATAGCCTGCCAGGATTCTAATGCCGCCACCTGTTCCGGGGTTAGCCCAATCGGCTCGCCTTCCTCGTCAACCCCCCTGCCAGCAAGACCTCCGGTAGCAGCCAATAACGTTTTCTGCCGCTGAAAGTCCATAAGTTCTTCTTCCGAAAGGTTTCCAAACCCTCCGGTAGCGCTTGTCTTTGCAAGGTATATTTCATGTTGTTGAAGTTCTAGGGCGCTTAATCCTGTCCTTACCCAGTTTGTTACGTAAGTATCCGAAAAGGGGTCCCGTACCGCTTTCCATTCCCAGCCTGACATGCCTCCTGTAGATGCGATGAGAGCGCGGTTAATATCCGCATTTCTGTCACTTTCAGCGGTTCCTTCACGTTCCTGCCTCTCCCTTAAGTCCCTCATCGCCGTGAATTGCCTGTCTACATCTTGGGTATACAGGTCAAAAAGTTGCCCTATCAGCGGGTTTGGCTGCATTATCTCTTCTGTCTGAAATATGTCCCCCCCAGGTCCCTTTGTGGTTGCAGTGGTCATAACATACGGGTTTTTCATTGCCTCGAGCAAAGCGGGCGGGAGTGCGGGTATTTTTCCTGTCCTAATCATTTCCCTCACGTCGGCAAGGGGCTGGTTGGTATATTTCATAACAACAGATTCTGCCATTAGTTTAGCGTCAGCGTCTGATACTTTTTCTCCGGGGTCTTTCTGTGACATATTCCCAAAGGAGTTGGCAAGGGCAGCGGTTTCCGGGCCTGTTCCCGCTCCCCATCCTGTGATGGCATTTCTGACCTCGTCTATGGACATGTTAAAGACCCTGTCCCTGTTTTCTATGAACTTTTTAGCTATTTTGCCCCTGAAAGCCACGGCTTGGTCACTCTCTGATTTCCAGTCTCCGCGTTGAGCGCTAATGGTTGCTCCATAGTTTTCGGGGGCTGTCCACGGCTTTCCAAATCCTAACTCGGACCTGCCAAAGATTCCTTCCGCCCAAGATGCTAATTCTTTTTCATATTCCTGTTGAAAGAAAGCGTCATCTTCCGGCGTAAGGGTATCGGGGTTGTATTCCCATCTCCCGTCTACGTGTATCATGGAATCGCCGTATTGCGCCATAAATATATTAGACGCTCCACTCATCCTTCCGTAATCAACGTCGGGAACTACAATTTCCTTAAGGGTCGCACCATCTCGAATGATAATTTTGCCCTTTCCACGGAACGTGGATATTTGTTTAGGAACGACTTTTCCTGAAGGTGTCCATACCTTTCCGTCCCAGTAATATTCCCTGTGAGAGTCAGCTCCGGTACCGAATCTTGTTTCCTCGATTTGCCTCCCTTTTTTCGTTGGTGCTGGCATTACATAATCTCCCTGTTATTTTGATTGAAAGGCGATTCAAACATTCCTGTCCCACGGCTTTTCTTCTGCTTGGGGGGAGGAATAGGCTCAACGCCCTTAAACGACTTGTCTATCTGTCCGAAATACATCTTAACGGTTTCGTCAAACCTTTGCATTGCCATTTCCAACGGGTGTTGTACCTTTGCCATTATCCCCTCGCTCCCGGTGAAATGTCAGCCGCAGGAACCCTTACGTTTCCGCTTCTCGGTCCGGCTATCGCCGCTCCCGTCTGGTTCATTTCCTGTATCGAACCCGGCATTACGGGTCTGGTCGAAGGCATGACCCTCGCCGCCTCATTGGTTCTCGGAGGTTGGTTTACCCCCGTAAAGTTACCTGGATTGGGCAACTGCTGCGCCCCTTGGGTATTTAAAATATTCTGTGCGATTTGCTGTGCCTGAACGTCGCCCATTCTTCCTCCTCCTGAAATTTCTGCCGCCTGAAGTATCTGGGAAATCGTAGGTACCCGTGCTGCCGCAAGCGTCTGTAACTGCATCTGGACGGATTCTGAATTCATAAATCCTTCTTCAAGTAGCTTCGCCCTTACTTCGAGCGGGTTCGCTACCCCTCCTTTTCGGAGTGCCGTATCCAAATCGACATATCCTGCACGCCAGAGGTTGGACCAGAGGTTTAATCTTCGTTCCTGTTCTTCAGGCGATACCGAGTTAATCCTTACGATGTTCACGTAATGCCCGTTGATATCCTTTGGTTTTATCGTTGCGTCGAGAGTTCCGGCTTCAGTTTTTCCAAATACTGTTACCCTGTCATTTATTACGTTTTCAACTATAGAAAGTACGATTTCACCCTTGTCCTGAAGTCCCCTCTCCATTGATTCCTTCACCGCTCCAAAATTTAAAGACGCAATTCCGGCGAGTACGGCGGTATGGTATCCCGACGCTGCCCCTGACGGTCTTTGCCCCCTCGCCACGCTTGGAACCGTTGCGCTTTCGATTGCCTCGTCAAGGAATTCTTTTGCGACTCCTATTTCAGATGGGGGGTTCGGGGTAGGAGTTACTTCAACCTCCACGTTTGGCGGTCTTACGTTCTTAGCACCGGGAGTGTCGTCCCACTGTGCCTGAACTTCCTCGGTAATCCCCATCGGACCTGCGAATTGCAGTGTCGGCCATGCGGATTTCGCTACTATATCTATATAATGTGACGCTAACTGGCTTTGCGCCCTTAACATGTCGAAACACGGGTGCAAAAGTCCCTGGTAAAGGTTTTCAGGAGCGTCTTCAACGGTCTGTAATCCCGTCATGGGCCAGTACATTACCCACGGAAGTTTCCGGTACCCGTGTTTTCTCGGTTCCATCGCCCAATGCCCGTCAGCGACGTATCCTACTTGGGAATGAGTCCAGATTTCCTGAAAATTCACGTACCCTTCGGTGAAATGGTTCCACGCTGGGAAATGTGCCTGTACCCACTGTGCGTCCACTTCGTATTCATATAATACCCATCTTGGATTGGTGCCGTTGTTCATGTCCCAAACGAGGTTTTGCGGATTAACCGCAGTCGTCTTTATCGGCCATAGTATGCTTCTTTTCTCAAGAACGTCCCTTATGCTCTCCCTGTACGCTTCGTCCGGGTCGCCTTCGGGTATTTCGGGGAAGTCCTGCCATTCGTTTGCGGCAAATTCCACTTTTTCCCACGCAACGCCGTAAAGCCCTGAATGTTTTACGAGTTCCCTGTGGGTCGGGGTTCTCTGCTCCAGCATGTGGTGCGCCCCCGTAAGGAATTTCTCCATGAGTTCAGCCCTTGCCTGCCCTCTTGGTCCGGGAGGAGGTACTGAAATGTCAAGAAACTGTGGGGTGATATGGGAAACGAGGGTATTAATGACGCTCCTTGCAGTCCCGAGGCGTATAATCGTGCCTCCATCGGGAGCTGGAACGTCGTAGTCATTTAAATAAAACCTATCCGCCATTCCACAACTATTACGGAATTCACGGAAAACATGCTGCCCCGTTTCGGATTTCGTATCGAGCCACGTTTTCGTAATGGTCGGTTCATCTACAGGGTTAGCCCTTTCCCTCTTGATTTCTTCGTCCGCTACCCGTTGGCGTTCTTGAGCTGACATTACCATTAGACACTTACCTCATGTTTTTCTAGCATTTTCTTCCTCTGCTTGCTTCGTTCTGATTTAATCTGTCGTAGGAAACCGGAAGAAGGCAGGGTATTTTTGGGGCGAAGGGGTTGCATCCGCCTGATAGGGCGGGGAATTTTATAATCCTCTCCTTCAATGCCGGGAGGGTCGCACGCCATAAGTGCAAGCAGTTCTGCATCAACCCAGTCATCGTGTTCCTGTGCTTCTGTAAAAAAGGTATAGCCGCCATTCATAGACTGTTTGACCGCTATGTCTTCCAACTGCTTGACAAGTGTTGTCCAGCCAATCGGAAAAGTGACCGTTTCGTTCTCCAGGGCTATGTAATAGTTGTTGAACAATTGGTACTTCGACTGGCTAGTGAACTTAAACGGGGTAACGGGCAGTCCACTTGCAAGTAAGTGGTCAAAGACTACATCACCGAGTCCGGTCGAGTCAACACGGACATCGTCCACTCCCCATTTTTTCACTTCGTAAAATATGCTTTCTATCTGGCTCATCCAGTCAGTACCCGACATTTCAACCGAGTACACGCTGGCCCTGGAATGGGAGTCTTTCACAATGAAAACGGTGTAGTCCTGTTTCTTCCCGAGGTCAAGTCCTGCAACGTACCTTCTTCCCTCTTTGGGGGCTGAAAGGGGCAGTGATATTGAGGCATCTTCTATCTTTGAGTGCCTGAAGAAAGTCCCTCCGCCATCGGGCTGCTTGGCGAGGTACATTCTTTCCCATATGGATTCCGGCATCGTTTCCCGTTCTTCTTTTATGGACTCTTTCTGTTCATTCGTCAGGAATACGTTTTCAAAGCTCGTAGCGTGAAATCCTTCATAAACCTTGCTGGGTTTCTGGGAAGCATAGTTATACAGCCTTGCAAACCAGTGGGACCTTGCGTAAGGGGGGATTCCCTCGATGCACGCCCTTCCGAGCCTTCCTGCTGAGTTCAACATTGGCCGTAGTTTGTTCCACGCCGCTTCCTTGATATCCTGGGATTCGGTTATCCATATGAAGTCGGGACCTGCCGTCTGAAGGGTTTCAGGGTCGTCGGCTGATTTAATTTCTATATAAGCGTCCCGCCTCTTTAGCCCCGGGCTGTTAAACCTTAGCCACACAGTCCTTTCGTCTTCGTTCCAGCCGCTTCCCCGTCCGCCTCCCTGACCGGGCTTTCTCTTAACGACGAGGTTTGCTGGCATAAACTGCCTTAATTCGTTCCATGCCTGTCTTGACTGTGCATATGAAGGCGCGACTATCCATACGTGAATTTGCGGTTCAAGGGTGGAAGTCAGGTCATATCCGAGGGGAACCCCTACGCCTTCGGCAATTTCCTTGGTTGCCTTAAATGGGGTTCTTGAAGCCTGGGCTATCGCCCTCATCAGTTCCGTAAGCACGGCCCGACCTTTTCCTGCTCTCCGTCCTGCCCATATGACTTTTACGCGGGATTCTGAAGAATGGAGTTTTTGCTGCCACGGGGAGGGTTTATAATCATACGCCATTATTGTTCTCTTTGTTATTATCCATAAATTTCATTGGAAAATCGTTATTTGCTTTAAACACTTCGCTTAGCGGAACCAAAACCCCTTCGGACTGGTTGTCATCACCCCCCATGACCGTTTTCCATTTTTTTGTTTGGTAATGCTCCCTGACCATGTTGTACAGGGTTTGCGTCGGAAGCATAACGCTGCCGTACAATCCCCCCTCAAATTCCAGTAATTGCATCCAGTATTCAGATTTGGTTTTTCTTATGCCGCTGGGGTTGCCCTTATAAGAAATTTCAATAAAAAGATTCCCCGTTACGTTCCATTTGTTCGCTTTATTATTTATGCCCCGTTCAGTTTTAATCTCTAATTTTTTATTCGTTAAAATATCAAGGAGTTTCTTTTCATAAAATTCCCCGAATTCCAAATCATACTCAAAATTTTTCCTGGGGTTGAAACTATGGTTATTCTCCGTTATTGCCATTTACCAAACGGACCCCTCTCGGAGCGGACCCCATCCCGTGAAATCAAACCCGAACTTATGGTTA